GTACGAATGTAACTCCTGTATTTTGGTATTTTTTTGTGGTAATGCACTTGGAATACTCTCTATCGTTGGTGGTTTAAATAGTAGAAATCGTGCTAAAAAGCCTGATCCTGCATCATCTTTACCTAGTAGTCCCTGTAAAAATTCCATTGTTGATACGCCGGATATAGATACAAATGGATTACGTAATATCTTACTACCACGTGTTCGTGTTACATCTTCAAAGTATGCCGGAACATCATATAATTCTGTGAGGTGTTGCCTAAATCCCCTATTATGTACGGTCTCAAGTGTCGCCAGCCACGCCCCAAACTCAGAGAGTAGCCACACCCCACCGCCTGTTTCATCTATTCTGTCAATGCAGGCTTCCCAACTAGCCTTATTAGGGAGTACTCTCCGCATAGACCTGTATCTTTCTAATTCATTCAGCGACTCCATTAATTCGTCCTCATCGTCCTGCATTCCTGTACTACGCAGGGAATCTATGCGTGATTCTATATCCCTGACCTCATAGATTAACTTCTCTTCTCTATCTTTAAGTCTGGCGGAGCCAGCGTTTAGTGCTGTTGTTTTAAATGATCCGCTCTCTGAGATGGAGAGACACCAGAGATTACCATATAAGGGTATGAAGTAATTAGGTGGTTGTATGGTAAGTCTGGTGCCTGCGTGTGCGCCTAGACAGGATAGAGCCGTGCCGTAGATGATGGCGGAACTTGCCTCTGTAAGTTCACATGCCTCACGCACGTGATCACGCAATATTGGGGGGATGTGTGTGTCGTCAAACTCTCCCGGCTCTTCATTCTTGAGGAGAGAAGTGCAGAGTTCTTTCATATCCTCTGCCTTTGGCACGACTACATGAGATTTCTGGTGATGCTTCAGTTCAACAGAACGCTTAACAAAAAGTTCACTAACCTTTACACCTAAACTGTCGCATATGGTACGTATGTCACACCCTTGATGACACCTCATTAATATCTTATCTTGCTCAAGCGTAACACTTAAAGAGGGCTTTCGGTCTTCATGCGTAGGGCAAATCGCATTGACAGTACTGCCTGACTTACTGCCCCCTTTAAGTTGGGAGATAATCTTTTGGTAAACTTCATGTATGTCGTTTACTGTTTCTGACTTCTCTGACTCTGTTAAAAACTCATCTACATTTAGCTTGTCAAAATCCCATGACTTATTTAAGTCAATAGTTGATGCCTCTATAATAAATGGAGTCTTAACTTCTTCTATAAGTTTTAATAAGGATTCCTTCTGCCCCTCAGTGGAGATACTATCTAGGTAGTCTGTTACATCTCCCCCTTTATTTAGATTAGGAAGATTAACTATCCAAACCTTAGAAACATACTCACGAATCTCTTCGCCTGTCTCCTGTGCAAACTTCTTACCTGCATCATCATTGTCTGGAATAATAAATACTTGATCAAACCCGCTAAAATATTTTTCTACAAAGTCTGGTTGTCTTTTTAGTAGGGGTGTCCAAGCATTACTACCGCCTGCAATCGTAGTTGCTAATAAATCTATCTTATGAAGGTTGTCAACGTCCTTCTCCCCCTCAACAAATATAATGGCACGGCTATCCTTGATATCATCCCATCTATAGGGAACCTGCTTTATACTATCCCAATTCCAGACTTCCTTTCCTGTTGCATCTATCCTTAGCCTGCGAAATTCTTTGTTAGGAAATTTTACTACTGTATATAACAGTCTCCCATTACCGTCATTGTAGTTGTATTTTATCTGTTCCATTGATTGCCCCACATTTTATTTTAATGTACCCCTTTTTACGATGATCCTTTTCGCATCGTTTGATTTTAATTTTATCTACCTGTGAGTCATCTTTGAACCACGGTAGAGCATCTTCTACAATTTTAATTAAGTTAGATATGTCTCGTCTCCGATTGTCTGGTGGGTATACCTCAATATCCAACCAAACCCTTTCTGTCTCATATACCATTTTAGTACCTGCAAATATAATGCCACACGCATTCTTGAATGCCTTACCCTTTGCAGATATATAAACTTTTTTACCCTTTGCCCTATACAGTGAGTTCACTGAGACAGGCCAAGGTAATATTGCTGAATAGCATTCGTTTACCTTTTTTCCTTTATCTGTACTATCCAACCTTTGCCTCCGTCTTTAGGGTTGTACTTCATTATAGTAACTATCTCGTAGGAGGGGTGGGAAACAGGAGAGAACCCACCCCTTTTTGTTGGGGACAGAGCGTATCTTTTCAACGGTTGACCCCAACTAATTAGAACGGAAGATCATCAGCAACCTTCTCCTTTGCAGGAGGTGGGGTTAGTGTTTCAATCTTCTCTGAAGTTGCAGGCTTCTGATTAAATGCAGAAACCTCACGAACCTCATTGTAACCACGCTTGTTAGGGCCATAGTCAACCTTGATATGTTTTCCTTCAAGCTCTCCCAAATTAGTGAGGGATTTAAGTCCACACGCATGGGCATACCTCGCCACCTTACGCTTGCCGATTCCATCCTTAACCTTACCATCTGCATCATGCTGATTATTCATGTAGACTGCTTCAAAAATCCACTGACCATCATACTCTGGATTACCAGTGATCTCAATAGGCATCAATAACTTGTTATGCCCCTTTGCATCTTGGCGAACATCTGGTAGAGGAGCTTTAATCTCACAGACATATTCGCCTGCCGGAACCTCTACACGTTCACGATTGTTTTCTGTTTCCAGAGTTGCTTGTACATCTTCAATACTAAATTCAGTTTCAGAGTTAAACATATTATCCTTGTGTTACAGTGTTATCAGAGTTCTTACCTTTCCAAAAATCGCCAATTAACTTCTGGTATTCATTCCAGTCAGCAGGAATTTCTGGTGGTAAATCAAAACGGTTCTTGGCATCCACGCCCATAGAACCACTTGTGTACAGGAGCCTATTACCAGACTGCATTGCCCGACTATCTTTCCTGTTAAATCCTGCATCTATTTTCTTAATTATGGTTTCAAAAGCGACAAATAAAATTACGTCAGCCCATTCAGTTATATTAGCAGAATTTGATTTGTGGAGCTTTAAAATAAAAGAGTCATACGGCTCCATTGTTGGTTTGTTAATAGTCCTTATTTGTGTATGACAGATAAGGATTGGTTGAATATCCTGAGAATCCCTTAAATAATTAAGGCCACTCAGTAGTTTTTGGATGTGCCCTGAAGAATAAAGGTAGCCTTTACCATAACCCGGGTCTTCAATAGTCTGGCATTTGTGCTCTGTGCAGACTTTGCCTTGAGCCAAAAGTTCTAGCTTGTCAACAGAATCTATAATGATTCGTTTTATGCCAGTCTTTTCACTCGCTAGTTCTCGTAAAGATGCCATAACAGAATCCCACTTCTCAGCGTTTTCCTTAACATCTCCTGTGGGCACACAGTCATGAATCATATTGATTCCTGTCTTGTGAAACACATTCTCGCCTCCATCATCTGAATTGATAACGAACACAGGCTCTTTTTCTGTGTGTGAAGAACACGCAAAGGTAGTCTTCCCTGCGCCAGTTTCACCCTCTATAACGAGCTTCTCAGGCTTCCTCATGACCTTCCTTTTATATTTTTCAAGCATTATCTTCCTTTGCTTAATAGATTAACAATATCTTCTCCTTGCTCCCACATACGCTTCTTGGCTTTCTTCCAAATACTAAATAACTTTTTGAATGTCTCCTTAATATCTGGTTCAAAAACCCTTTCTCCGCATCTGATACAGAAAAGATGATTAGACAAACTCTTACAATTTGACATCCACCATACTGTGTCTTCATCAAGTTTGCCACAAAAACAAGGGAAATTATTATTCTTTCCCCTCTCATAGCCAAGTTCATGAAACCTAGCTATAATCTGTTTCTCCCTTTTTATTCTATCTCTCCTTTCTTGAGTGTTGAAATTGTTCCAAGCACTCTTGTTCGTAGATTTCTTGTAATTGCCCGATTGTTGATAGGGCATTGTATATGAGTTTTCTGGTCTCGGCATTACTTCCTTCCTCTAACGACTTTAGTGCTAAACTTAAATGTTTCTCTATAATATAGAGTCTATTCAATGTCATAATATCTTTTCAAGCAAGTCATCTACTCCTATAAAATTTTCATAATGGCAACGATCATATACGTCACACCACATAGGAGAACAAAGTGCATGACTACGATTGAGAGGCCAGTAGTCCTTATCTACCCTCTCATTTAATTCTGTAAGCATTTTGTATGCCATATACAAATCCTCAGCAGTTAATTCTGTAACTAAAAAAACTGGAGGATGGTTAGGAATAATTAAGTGATTCTCAAACTTTGGAATCTCAATTAACTTCCTATGCTTCATTAATACTAAAGCATACAATGCACCCTGCAAGACCCATTCCCTCTTCGCCTTCTTTGCAGGCTTTGATTGTCTCTTTACATCTATTATAAGGGGCAAATCTTGCCTCTCGGCAACAATGTCCATGTAGCCTGTAGTTGGTCTAGTGTGTCCATCAAATGTAACCTTAAAAAAATACTGGGTTTCTAAAGGTTTATAGTTGATCCACTCCATATAAGATTCAACTGCCTTAACATGGTCATCAAATGACTCAGATAATTTTACAAAGTCTGAGTAGGGAATCTCATCTTCCATATCCCTATGTCTCTCTTCCATATTTTTTCTGATACTGCACCCATTAATTCCTGTCATTATATTTTTTAGTCCTGCTTCATAGCCAACATCAACTAATGTTCCTGCACCTGAGTAAAAGTTATACTGGAATCTTGCTCCACCTAATTTCTTATACCACAACTGCTTAGGACAGAAAGAAGTAGAAGATGAATGGCTTAACTTAATATCTGGATGTATCATATTAGTTCATATGCTTAAAGGTTTCCTGTTCTTCTTCAATCATAGTGTTTTCAAGGGCCTCTTGTTCCTCACTAAGTAAAGCGAAACTTGTCACTTCAAAAAGTATCTGGTTAGAACATAGCCACATTATGACTGCTTC